GTCAAGCCAGGAATGGTGGAGATGACGCGAGGAGCTCCAGGTTTGGAGTAAGATTCCTTCTTCATGAAGGCCTTGATGTCGTCGTTTTCCGGGTAACCGCTGTTGACGGCTGCAGTGATGATGTCTCTCTGTGTTTTGCGAGATTGTCTGTCCCACACCTCATCGACTGTGGTGGGCGTTTGCTGGCCCACCATAGCTGCGAGCTTTTCAACGAACTCGCGCGTGAACCTGAGTCGTCCACGGCCAAGGTTGAGGGGGACGGTGTCTTGGAATTGTTCAATGCGGTCCTTCACAGCCCACTTCCTGTTGGCGTTGTCATCAACGGGGTCGTATGATCCCCCGTTGACCAACGGTTGCATGAAAGCGGTGATGCCTGATTTGTAAGCACCTGTATCGTGATCGACGATGTTTGCTGTGTAGCTGGTAATCGAATTGGCCACGTTTGTCATGTACGCGCCCTTGTGTCCGATGTTCTTCCGCAGGTACGCTGCCAAGATGGCTGCCTGCCCCCTGTCCTTGTTCGCCCATGCGAATGTAGAACTCGCTGATGGGTCTTGCTTAGCCAATTCTGCTGTGAAAATGGCTGCTTCGTAATCCTCCAGACTAATTGTTACAGCCGTTGTCGGCGTGTAACCCGCTCGAGCGATCGATACTTTCACTCCTTCTTTGCCGTGAACATACAGCTTGACCCAACCCTTTGCAACGGGGTTGAGTTTCTGCAGTTCCTGACCTCTCACCGAACACTCAGCAAGTGTTGCTGCCACACCCCACCACGTTGATATGGGCGTGAGCAACACCAAACACTTGGTGTCAGTGATCTGTCTCCTGTCCACATGAAACGTGGTCATGTGGGTGACGATGCCGAAGGTGCGATTGCATACTCGTATGCAGTCAGGAGTCCAGTCCCACAGGGTTTGGTGGTATTCTCCACCACCACTAACCCTCGTACTGTAACTTCCGTCTTCCTGGAACCAATGCGTGTATTCCGATGCTCCAGCCGCTGTGGTTGGATTCTCGGTGTACAGCACGACGGGGTATTTAGACCCCACCAGACGGTTGACAAGATCCGGCATGTGAAAGTCTACATCAATGTAGGCTCTCACTCCGGCACGCCCATGTCTCCTCATGGGTTCCTTGTCACAGTCTTTGTCCCAGTAGTACGTCCTCTCACCATCTGTTCCCATCATGACATCCCTGGTGGAATGCTGAACGGAATACAGTGGTAGATTGAGGCTGTCTGCGTAGCGCTTCGCGAAATCAGTAGCTGCTCCTCTGTGAGCCGCACTATGACCATGCGAATGATTTTCTGGTATAGGTCCCATTACGAAGGGTAAGCTGTTGAATGCTCGGCGGGCGTCCAAGCCCGCCACCTCTGGTGCATCTCTCGTAGAGTGCACGATTTGGGTCAGAATCTCTCTCGAGACTCCCCCAGTTTGACGGGTGGCACTCGATTGTGCCACCGCGTCAAGACCGATTTTCTGAACGCAATTGCTCATACTAACGGTTCCCGTTCTATGTCTCAGGTGACTAATACTAGGGTTTG